CAGATCGCCGCGCGGCTCGACGCAGGCCAGCCGGTTGAGGCTCGCGAGGCCGAGTGGCTCGCCGGATATCGCAATAGTTCGGAATTCAAAGGGCTGGCGCGTCTTGCCGCCCGCAAGGATCGGGCCGGAGAGGCCTGACGGATCGCCTGAAAACGAAAGGCCCGGGGGTAGGAGCCCGAGCCCTTCAGTCAAACACTCAACGGAGGTTACCTAAATGAGACCCGCCCCCGCCGTCAATCGGTACCGTGACCCGATTGCCGCAACGCGCAACGCAGCCGCCTTCTCGGTACTGCTGCAGCGGCTCACCGACATGCCGATCACCCGGGACCGGATGGGCGCCTTTTTCGGCGCGCCCGGACTCGGCAAGACCAAGTCGGCCGCTTACGTGGCCAACGAATACCGCACCCGCTACGTCACCTGTGGGCTGCTCACCACGGCCCGCTCGCTGCTCACCGATATCCTGATGGAACTCGGCGACCATGAGGTCAGGGGCAACAATATCGACCTGCTCAACCGGGCGATCTTCCTCCTCGCCCATGATCCGCAGCGGCCGCTGATCGTCGACGAAGCGCATTACGTGGCGGCGCGCAAATATGTCGATGTGCTGCGCCAGATCCACGACACGGCACGCGTGCCGATCGTCCTGATCGGAGAGCCGTCCCTGCCGCGCCGCCTCGAGGCCTATCCCATGGTGCGCTCGCGCATCGGCCAGCTGGCGATCGAGGCAATGCCCTCTGATCTGGCTGACCTCAGAATGATCGCCGAGGAACATTTTCCCGGCCTCGGCATTGCTGATGACCTCGCCCAGGAAGTGCTCGACCGTACCGGCGGCAATGCCCGCGACATCGTCTCCCGCCTCGACGAGCTCAACCAGCGGGCGCTGCTCATCGGCAAAGACAATCTCGGCCTCGCTGACCTCGGGGAGGCGGCATGATGCCCAAGCCAGTCCATATCATCGAGGGCGAAATCGCCCTGCCCCGCGGCGAAGATGCGATCTGGTCGGCCCTACTGGATCTCGACGCCCGTGCCTCGGGCGCCGGAGTGTCCCTGGCCGTACTGGAGCGCGCCACCGGCGCCGACGAAGCCAGCATCCGGGAATATCTGCGGCGGCTCGGCAAATCTGGTCATGTGCGCATCTGCGGCACGATCCCGGCTCGGGCCCCGAGTCGCCAGCCCGCCAATCTCTATGCCGTTGCGACCCGGTCGCTGGAGGCCCCGCGCATCCGCCGCGACGGCACCGTGGTGCCGGAGTCAGCGATCGACCGGATGTGGCGGGTCATGCGGATCATGCGCGGGTTCTCGGCGCATGATCTGAGCGAAGCCGCCCAGGTCAGTGTTGCCACGGCTGAGCGCTATCTGCGGCACCTGTGCGCCGGCGATGCTGCGGTCGTGCAGCACGATGGTCAGCCACTGGCCCGACGCAACTATCTGGTGATCCGCCAGCTCGGTCCGCGCGCCCCCCGCGTGCTGCAGGGTCACGTCGTCTACGATCCCAACGCGCGCGCCCTGCTGGGCGCGGTGGAAACTGAGGAGCTGGCGCTATGAGCCCCTCGGATTTCGCTCGATCCTATGCAGACAAGGCGGCCGATGCCTATGCCGGCGCCGTGCCCGACTGGGTGGCGGAGCTGGCGGCCTATGCCGACCGTCATGGCGCCAAGAAAGCCGGCGCGGCCATCGGCTACTCCAACAGCGCCGTCTCCATGGTGCTGAACAAGAGTGCCGCCGCCGAAAAGCTGGATCTCGACCGGATCGAACAGGCCGTGCGCGGGGCCCTGATGGGGCTGACCGTCACCTGCCCGGTCTATGGCGAGATTGGGCGTGATGCATGTCTGGCCAACCAGAAGCTGCCGTTCTCGCCGCACCGGCGGGAGCGTGTTGCGATCTACCACGCCTGCCGTGGCGGCTGCCCCCACTCGCGGATTGGAGGCGGCAATGACGCCTGAGCTCGCCCGCCGCTGGACCCGCTGGCGACTGCTGGCGGCAAAACTGACCGCGGCGCTGCCGATCCTGCGCAGCGGACGGCCGATCGCGCCCCGTGATGCCGAGACGCTGGAGCTGGGCGTGGCCGCCCTGATCCGGGAGGGCGATGCGCTGATCCGTGAGAGCACCGTGGTGATCCGCGATCCCGATGACGACCTGACGATCTGGATCGGTATGGACCTCGCGGCACCGGAACCGCCGATGCAGCCCCGCATGCTGCATGACCAGGTGCCGGTCTATCAGCCGCCGCGTCCGCGCGGCTGGCTGCGCGACATGGCCAGACCCACCAACATCGTTCCGTTCCCCTCGCGCCCAGGAGGCCGCAAATGACGCCGACTGCACAGACGACAGAGGCGATCCCGCCCGATTTCACGATCCCCGACGAGCTGCAGGCGGAAGTCGGGTTGCTCCTCACCGTCTACTCGACGATCGCCGAGGAGCTGGCCGACAAGGTGTTTGCGGTCGGGCTGCCCGAGACCCAGGCCAATACGGTGGCCGTGGATTGCCTGGTGCGGCAGTCCTGCGAGCTCGCCATGTACACGGCGATTGCCGTCGACGACCGTCCGCCCAGCCGGGAGCGGTGGATGGAGGTCATGGGCGAAGTATTTGACCAGACGCTGGCGGCCCGCGCCAGTGCGGCGGCCGCCTTTGCGGAGGTGCGCCATGGATGACGCTCGTCAGGCCGCAATTGAGCGGCTCATCAATCTGCTGCGCATGATGCAATCCAGTGGCTGTGTCGACGGTGAGACGCTGGTGGGGCTATTCGCACCCGGATCGCCTCAGACACAGGCCAGTGAATTGGCCGTCGATTGGCTCATCCGGAAGTGCTTTGAGCTGAACATCTACAGCACCATGGCACTGGCTGGTCGCCATCCGAGCCGCCATCCGCGCCGCGAGGACTACATCGTCGTCATGGGCGAGGCCATGGGAGAGGTGTTCGACCAGACGTCGGAGACCCGTAAGGTCGTAGGAGCCGCCTTTGCGGCGGCGGCTGCCTCTGCGGAGGTGCGCCATGAGTGAGGAGTTGGAAATCAAGCGCCGCACAGCGGCAATGAACCGCGTTTCCGAGGCGCTCAAGTCCGGTTCGGGGTTTGCGTTCAAGGACATCGCGTTGCTCTTCGAGACTGCGCGGACGGCACTCGAGGAACTGGGGCTCCGTCTGCTCATTGAACAAGTCGCGAAGGCCGAGCGCATCCGTGCTGACTCCACGCCGATGGACGATAAGGCGCAGGTCGATCGACCGTTGCTGGGCAGCACGACCGCCGAACTCCTGGAGCAGTGGGATCTTGCCAGGACCTATGCCGAGGACGGAGCGCTCGCCTCAGCGGCAGATATCGGCCGCGCCGTCGTCGACGAGTGGACGGCAAGACAGGCGGAACGAGCCGAACAGCTGCAGATCCTGCTGGATCAGCGGACGGGCGGTGCGAAATGACCGGCGCTGCCGAAACCATTCCCGTCGACGTGCTTGAGGTCGCGCTGCGCGTCGTCTCAGCACCGCAGGACCCGGTCCAGGTGTCCATGGTCGAAGCCTATGCGATGTGCCTCTACGTGCTGCAGGGCAATAACTACCCGATGCCAGCCGAACGCCCCGTCTTTGGCCCCTCTGCCGGGCTTTCGGCCTCGCTCGCGGCGCGTGTCGCTCAGGTTATCGCGGCTCATGACGCCGTGAGGACGACCGGAGCGGCGATGATTGCCTCTCCCGTTAACGACGACGCTCTGGCCCGGCAGCTGGCTGACCAGGTCGAGCTGTTCAACGCCCTCTTGGGCACCCTCAGAACCCGATTTGAAAAGGAGTTTCCGAGCGATGGAAACCGCTAGCAACTTTGTGCCCGCCCCGATCCCGACCGGTATCGTCGACGTTGCCGGTAACAGCTACATGCCGGATGCCCGAGGCGCGCTTGTGCCGCTGTCCCTGATCAAGCCCGCGGACAAATTGCAGGACGAGACGGTCCGCAAGATCATGGGCTTTGCGGTCGCCGCGAGCGAGCAGATCGAGCGCTTCAAGGCGCACTGCATGGCGGACCTCGCCAGCCTCGATCAGCTGCTTGAGCAGGAATATGGGCTCGTCAAGCGCGGCAACCAGGGCAAGGGGAACCGGACCTATCTGACGGTGGACGGGCTCTACAAGGTTACTGTCGCGGTCACCGACTATATCGACTTCGGACCCCAGCTGCAGATTGCCAAGGCCCTGCTCGACGAGTGCCTTAACGAGTGGTCCGCAGATGCCCGGCCGGAAGTCCGCGCCGTGATCACCCGCGCCTTCAACACGGACAAGGAAGGCAAGATCAACCGGTCGGAGATCTTCATGCTGTTGCGGCTGGAGATCAGCGACGATCGCTGGCAGCGCGCAATGTCGGCAATCCGCGATGCCATGCGCGTTGTCGGCCGGAAAGAATATGTCCGCTTTGCCCGCCGCGCCTCGCCGGAGGCCGACTGGCAGTCCGTCACCATCGACCTGGCACAGGCCTGAGGAGGCGAGACATGGTCGCACAATCCACCCGTCCCGCGCCTTATCAGTTGTCGGCAGCGCGGGACTATGTTCGCGCCGAGCTCGCCGCTCTACCGCGCCCTCCCTATGACTGGGTGCAGTTTCACAAGACGGTCGATCTGCTGAAGAGCCGTTTGATGGCCGAACTGGACGCCCGGTTCGCCGACCTGCCGGCCGCCTCGGTGCAGGTCGAAATCCTTGGCGTGCGCGCCAGCTCGACAATGGGTGCAGCGAGCGCGGTTGCGACCTGGCTGCGCAAGGTCGAACGGCAACTCGCGGTGGAGGCCAGCCATGGCTAGTTCAGCAACCCGCGTCGAGTACCGCGTCGGCTACACGAAGCTCGGCCAGAAGGTCGTGCTGATCGGTGAGCGTGAAGGCCACGGCCAGATCGTCTATTCGATCAAGAAAGAGGCCTCCAGCCAGCGGGACGAGGATGACTGGATCCGTGGCCTCTCCGCAGATGTCATCCTGGCCATGGCCGAGGCCGTGCGGGAGAGCGCGTCATGAGCGGGCTGGTCCTGCCTCCTGGCGAGGCTCCGCGCCTGGGCGCCGCGCTGGTGGCGCTGGGCGAGGTGCTGATCGCGATCGGACAGGCCCAGCCTGCGGCCCGGGCGGAGCCCGAGCTGCTGCGCTGGGACCGCCGGCACCTCAATGTGCTGCGCCGGTTTGCCGGGACGATGCCGGCGGCCGACCTCGCCGACCTGTTCGGTGTGTCGGAGCACGCGCTGCGCAGTATCGCCTCCCGTCAGGATATCTCGTTGCGGATGGACGCCGCGGCGGACACCGACACCCTCACGCCATCGCATCAGGCTGCCCCCTCGCCTGATGCTGCAGCGGCCGTTCCCCCCACGGCCGCGCCCTCCGGGACGGGACCTGACACAGGACCCGAGCCCGTCCCGGAGGCTCCAATTCCGCCGGCGGCCGATCTGGCGCCGGAGGTTGAAATTGCGCCGGAGCCGGAAGCGGCGCCGGCCATCGAACAGGCGCCCAGCCCGGAGCCTGTCATGGACATCGGCGCAGCCCCCGCGCCGGTGTCGGCCGGGACGGACGAGGAGACTGCGGTCTCGTCCGCCCCGGCCCCGGTCATCGACGAGAGGCCGGCGCCGATCCCCCGCCGCGATCCGGATCGGGCTGGGCGGGCGGAACGCTATATCGAAGAGGCCAAGGCGATCGCGCCGGCAAAGCCGGTCCGCACACGGCCGCTGAGGAGCGAGCCGATCAGGCTGGCCATGCAGCCCGGCAATAGCGACTGGGTGCGCCTGCGTCATCCGGATGGAAAATGGCTGCGCATGGACGGTCTCGCCTGGACCGAAAAGAAGGCGAACTCCTACCTGGTGCAGCGCAAATACCTGATCGCCGTGCGGGCGAAATTCCCGCTGGCGTTGGAGTGCAACGAGATTGCCGAGCCGGCCTGGCGGCCGCGGGACGCCGAGTTCGGGAGGGTGATCCGATGAGCGGAGACGGCTTCCACATCGCCACCGAGATTGTGAGCGCCCCGAATGCCGAGGCGCGGGCGCGGATCCTGCTGCGGGTGCCCGACCTGGTGCTGATGCAGATGGGGCCGGCGCTCGACCGCGCCTGTGGCGAGACGATGTTCGAGCTGGGCCAGCGTTTCATCCAGGTGCGGACCGCCTCGTTTTCGGCGGTACGGGACGAGATGGGCGAACTGCCCGACGAGGAGTGGGAGCGGGTCGAGCGCGTTGCCAGCCAGATGCGGCTGATCGCGGGGGTGCGGCCATGACCGCGCAGCCGGTGCTGGGCTACCCCAGCAAGAGTGCGGCGGCCGCCGCTTTGCAGGCCGAGGGACTGACACAGCGCGAGATCGCCGCCCGGATCGGCGTCAAACCCAACTCGGTGGGCAATCTCATTCGGCAGGCCCGACGCGACGCCGGCGACGAGGGCGCAACCCTGTTCACCGCCGCGCTCAGTTCGACGCATCGTGACTGGCTCCGGCGGGCAGCCCTGCGACGGCATATGCGGCTGCGCGACCTGGTGAACCGGCTCCTGACGGCGATTGCCGAGGACCGCCTGGTCGATGCGATCCTTGATGATGGGGAGAACAAATGAGCACGATCTCGTCGATCTATGGGCTGAGGAAAGAGCTCGGTCTCGATGACGACACGGCGCGAGACCTTTACGAGCGCGAAGTGGGCAAGCGCAGTCTCAAGGCAATGTCGCCAGGAGAACAGGTCCGCGTCCTGCAGGCGATGCGATCGAATGTCGCCCGCCGGGCCAGTTCGGCCGTCAGTGGCCCCTACGCCAAGAAGCTGCAGGCGCTGTGGATCAGCGGATGGAATCTCGGGCTCGTCCGCAACCGCGACGACGGCGCCCTGATTGCCTTCGTCGAGGGCCAGACGGGGATCAGCCAGATGCGCTGGCTGCGCGATGCCAATGATGCCCGCAAGGCAGTTGAGGCGCTCAAGGCCTGGCTGGAGCGGGCCGGGGTGGATTGGTCCAATCCTGACCCGGCGGCGGCTGTGGTGGAGGCGCAGGGCCGCTTGCTGGGCTATGATCGGGTCACACCCGGCGATGGCCAGCCGATTTCCCTGCCACCAGCGGAGGCGCTTGCTTTCGCCTCATGGTGGCGCTGGCGCCTCGAGGGGCTGGCTGCCGCCGAACTCGTCGGTTTGCAGCAAACCCTTGGCGTCCTGATCCGCAAGCGCGGCCATGGAACCGCGCACTGAAGCCATGCTTCGCACCGAGCGTGACCTTCTGGTTGCGCTCCTCCGGGACGCCCCGCGCGGGCGTCCCGAGATCCAGCGTCGGCTGGCACAGGTGACGGCCGAACTGCTCTCCATCGAAATCAACAGACCTCCCCGGCCGGTGCCTGAGCACCCCGAGGTTGAGGGTCACGAACTGAAGCATTGGCAGAAATGAAACGCAAAGCGCGAAGAGACTGGAAAATTCAGCTGGCGGAGCCGGCGCTACACTCGATCGCACAACAGGTGATCAGCAACCATTTCGAGCTGCTGATGCTGGATTACCGGTTGATGGCCTCCTCTTCGGCCTGGAGCACCGCGCCTCATGAAATGAGCGTGCGCCTGGTCTATCGGCGCAAAACGGTCGGCGGGGAAACGGTGGTGACCCACCTGGTTCATGGGGTTCGGATGGAATGACCCGTCCTGCCCTCCCTGGTGTGCTCGAAGAGATCGCCGAGGTCGCCGGTATCGCGGCGGCCTGGGCGCTTGTGCGCGCCAAGGGTGGAACCGAACAGTTTCTGCCCGAAGTGCCGCCGCATCGGCATTGGCTGGTCGAGGCCGTTGGCATGGAGGCGGCCCGGAAGATCTGTGCGCATTTCCGGGGTAACCACCAGATGCGCGTCAAGATTCCGCGGGCCCATGATGCGCAGCAGCTTGAACGCTGGCGACGGGCTGTCGAAAGCGACATGTCCGCGAATGAGACCGCCCTGGAGATGGGTGTCGACGTGCGCACCGTGTTCAACTGGCGAGCGCGCCTGCGACGGCACCGTAGGCCTGACCCCAACCAGGGCAGTCTATTCTGAACGGGATTTGAAGAGCTTCTAAGCCTCGCCCCTGAAATCGTTCAGGGGTTTCCCGGATTTTCCGCTCCGGCAGTGTCCAGACAGTCGTTCACCAGCACTGATTTGGCAAGACCCGATGGTTTCCCAAAAGCCCACCTACCAGGCAGCGGTTGCGCTGTTCCGCCAGAAGGCTCCCGGCATCATTGATAAACTGATGGGTGACTTTCCCATCGGGCTGGATGATGCCTATGCCATCCTCGGCAATATCGGCCATGAATGTTTCGGCTTTACCGAGTTGCTGGAGCTGAGCCCGACTGTATCGGGCTCCCGTGGTGGCTGGGGCTGGTGCCAGTGGACCGGCCCGCGCCGGCGCGATTTCGAGGCCTATTGCCAGCGGACCGGCAAAGAGCCGGCCGGTGACGAGGCGAATTACGCCTGGCTGTGGATCGAGCTCAAGGGGGCCGAAAGCGCGGCTCTCGGCAAGCTCCTGAAGGCGCCCGGGATCGAGGCGAAGACAATCGCGTTTTGCAAGTCATTCCTCCGGCCCGGAATTGCGCATGAAGACTCGCGCATCCAATGGGCCAAGGTGGCGCAGTCGGCCTATGCCGCCCGCGGCTCCGCACCGCCGATCTCGACGCCCGCCGCCGACAAGGGGGACATGGTCGACGATGCGACCGCAATCGCGCAGACCCGCAGTGCGGGCGCCGGAACCACCGCAGGCACTGCCGCTGGGGGCGCAATCGTCATCACGGCTTCGAGCACCGCGGCCAAATCGTCAGCAACCGCCGCTGACTGGGTGGTGCTTGGCGTCTTCTCCGTCTCGGTCATCCTGATTGCTGCCCTAGGGTGGTGGCTGCTGACCCGCAAGGCGCGGCGCACCGCAAGAGCCCTCGAAATTGTCGCTATGCAGGAAGGAGCCGTCAAATGAGCGTGCTCGTCGATCTGTTGCTCGGGCTGGGCGGTAAGGCGCTGGCCAGTGTCATCGGCAAGAAGTTCGGGCCGGAAATGGGCGATCTGTCCAAAGCCGCGATCGAGGGGCTGGCGCAGATCTTCGGCGCCGAGCCGACCGAGGAATCAGTCACTGCGAAAATGCAGGAAGTGCACCAGGCAGACCCGGCAAAGGCGGAGGCGTGGGTAGCCTATGCCGAGGCCGACATGGCGCCGAAGCTGCTCGCCTATGCCGAGATCCTCAAGGCAGGAAACGAGCAGCAGCGTCAGACCAACGATCTGCTGCTGGCCGAGCAGAAAGAGGGCGGCCCGGCGGCCTGGTGGCTGTGGCTCTGGCAATATCTGCTGATGGGGTTCTGGGCCTGGTCGATCCTGCTGCGGTGCTGCGGATTGCCGGTCAGCCGGCCGCGTTGATCGCGCCCGACCTGACCATCCTGATGACGCTCACCGGCGCCTATCTGGCGCTGCACATGGGCGGCCATACGGTCCTCGAACTCATGCGGGGCGGTACGTTTGGCGCGTCCGGGAAGGGCAAGAGCTGATGGATGTCACTCTTCTCGCCGGCCTTGCGGCCCTGGCGGCGGCCATCAATTCCGGGCTTACGGTCTGGAACTTCGTGCAGTCACCCAGCCGAAAGAACGCCGAGCAGCTGGCAAGGCTGACAGAGGCGATCTCCGACCTGGCCAAGACCGCGGCAAGGGAAACCAAGTTCGTTGATGACCGGGTCGACGAGATGGTCTCTCGCGTCAATGCGCTCGAAATCGTCATCAACCAATTGCCCGACAGGGACAGCCTGCACCGGCTCGAGATGTCGCTGACGACCCTCAGTGGGCAATTGAACGCCATGAACACCCGGCTGGACCCGATCGACCATCTTTCCCGCCGCCTGCAGGAAATGCTGCTGGAGAAAAGCCGATGAGCGGGCATGACGTCCAGCGCCGGGAGGCCCGGCTGATCATTCTGCGGTTCCTGGGTGAAGAGGTGAACCGTACGTTGACCTCGACGGCGCTCACCATCCAGCTCAACCAGATCTTCCTGATGAACAAGGACCGGCCCTGGGTTGAGCAGGAGCTTGCCTATCTCCAGTCGATGGGCGCTGTCGATCTCAAGGATGCCGGATCGATCAAGATCGCCCGCCTGACGCGCCACGGCGCGCGCCACCTCTCCTGGGGCGTAACCATTCCGGATGTGCTGCGCTCATCGGAGCCAATCGTGCTGCCGGAATCCGAGGGCTGATATGGCTGTCGCTGGCCGTGGGCGATTGAATGCATTCGACCTGCTGCCTCCGGAGGCGGACGAGGACGTGCTCTGGGTGTGCCAGGAGTTCTATGCCCGCAAGCGGCCGGTGAACGATATCCATATCGAGTTCACCGAGCGCCTGGTCGCCAAGGGCATCGAGCCGATCAAGCGAACGGCATTCTATGAGCAGGCCGCTCGCCTGTCTCAAGCACAGCGGCGTCTGCGCAACAGCCGCGAACTGTTCGCGGGCCTGGCTGATCAGTTCACTCCGGAAAATGTGGATGATCACACCGTT